GGAAGGTGCGTAACAAAAGTTGACTCACTATTGTCTGTGTAATCTTGTATTGCTGTTTTTAATTGTGCTAATGTAAAACTCATTTAAGTCCCCAATGTAACTGGGCCAGCAGTAATTCTACCACCACCACCTTGTATTCCACCTGTTGTTGCCGTACCACTACTAGCAGAAAAACTATATCTGTTGTCATCAATCTTAGTTACAGTATAGCCACTTGCACTTTCAAGTATAGCTTTTGTAAACCCATCAAAGCTAGATACATTTCTAAATCTAACAGTATCACTTGTTGATCTACCATGAGATGGTTCCAACACTGTTATCACTGCACTACTAGCCGTACTAGTAAATGGATTCAAACCAAGAAGATTCTCTACAGTCACTTCTGTCCTTGCATCCACTCGTGGTTGATACAAGGCTGTTGGATCTGGTCCAGGATGATTAGGCTCTAATTGTGGATGTTTAGCTTCATATTCATCAGGTCCAACTTTCAAACCATTCCATTCTGTTCGCATCTCTCGTAATCGATAACGAAAACCAGATCGATCTGAATATCCCCATGCTTTTTTTCCTGTTGTAAATCTAGCCATGCTTCTTATAGTCCATCTTTATTTTTTCTTCTAAGTGACTTATTAGAATCTTTCTCATCTTTTCTGCTCTATGTCTATTTGTGAAAGAGTATTCACGAATGTCGTCATTACTTAAACGAATAGAAAAATTATAAAATGCTCCAGACTTTTTGATAGGTGAAGCACTACCAGAAGCTATCTTGCTTGTATTAACTAAAGTTCCAAATTTTGTTTCAATAATATTTGTCATATTAATAACTATAGTAGCTCATACTAGGTGTTAACTTTAAAGGAGTGCTATTAGCATCCTCGGCTGCTGCTCGTTGAAACTCTTCTTCATAAACTGATTTTAATAGTTGAATTCTGTCTGGTGCTTTTTTCATAGCTAAATAGTATGCAAGTCCAGCTACCATACAAGGTAAAAACCTAAATGGAGCATCTGTTGTGTTAACCAAAGCATCTGCATCTTGAATACGTCTTACATAATAATAAACAAGAGTATATGTAGCATTTGGTGTTGCCCACAAAGTTATTGTAGGAGTAACTTGTCTATCAAAAAAATATTGACTTGGTTGTCCAGTGGTTGATTTATTAGGAATAGTTAGATACTCACTTCGACTCATTTGAGTTAAAGTAAAATCAGTACCACTACTATTTCTTAAAACAACTTCCAAGAGATCGACATGAGTAGCATCGAAAGAATAAGTTGCCGTACCAGAAGTAATAGATTTAGTATCTTGTGTAACTGTCCACATGTTTAGTCCTCTGTTTGCCCAATCAGCAAACATAAGGTTCATAGAACGTCTGGCAGTCTTCGCATCGTAACCAGTACGCATCTCTAAGCCACAACGCTCATAAGCCTCTTCTATTATTTCACCGACATCTAAGTCAAAATCTCTTGAATTTGAAGTTGCCATTTACTTCTTCTTTCTTCTTAACGACTTTACTCTTCTAGGAGCACCTGCTGGTTGTCCTAATTTATTCTTTTGTCTTATTCTACTACGTTTTTCAGTAGAAGTCATCTCCGAAGCAGTCTTCGGAGTTTTCGAAGACACTCTTTTAGTTGGACGGCAATAAGGCGTGCCCCTCTTTTCACCTTTTTGACGACCACAAGCCTTGCCTGTTTTAACATCTTTCCAATCCTCCTTAAACCATCTTTTTAAGGCTAATCCTTTTTTTGTTTTTCTAACTGCCATTATCTATACTTTGTGACTTTACGTCTTTCATTTAAAACTTGACCACAACCTCTAGCTACATTTTTCTTCTTGGATTTTCTTTTTGTAAAAGCTTTACCTTGTTTAGCAGTAATTACACCACCTTCTGCTTTTTTCTTTGACTTGTTTCCGTAATTTGCTGCACCTACCTTACGGCACTTTGCAATAGCTCCTCCAGCGTAAGCACTTGGAAAAACTTTAAACCTTGCTTTTACTTTGTGATAACATGCGTCTTTTGGCATTTCTTAACTCCTCAAATCCACTGACCCTGTAACATCTACAAGACCATTTTTTTCTTCCACATAATAAACAATATCTAACTGGACTTCCTCTGAATATTTTTTGTTTTTCGTTTTCTTTTTTTTCTTTTATTTCCACTTGTAACTGACTTCGTTATTTGTTTTGGTATTGAGCTTCGCAAGATTGTCATTTGGTTTGCTCCTTCTTATAAAATCTTCCCACAAAGGTTTAATCATTTTATGATTTTCGGATACTTTTTCTGCCATGATAGCTGTTCTTTTGTCTACTTCAATAAGAGTTTGAATAGACCAACCAATGCCACCTGCAAATAATATAATACAAACACCTGTTCCTATTTCCTTAATATTCATTAGCACTTCCACCTTCTTCTAGCTTGTCTTAAACGACTATTAGGATCTTTTGCAGCTTTAGGAAATTTTTTCATTTGCCCTGCTGATCGTGCACAATATGATTTGCGTCTGTTTGCAGCTTTACTACCTTTTTTAACTTTTCCAGTAACAGCTGTTTTTAGTTTACTTCCAGGATTCTCTCGTCTATATCGAGCAACACCTGCTTTAGTCATTCCCGCTCCAGTTTTCGTGGAGCGGAAATATTTTTTTGTTTTCGGCGGTTGCTTATCTGCTTTTCTTGTCATGATAAGAATATAGTCAACTTGTTGCCACTGCCAGTGAATGCAGATAAATAAGCACCACTCTCTGCTAATATGCCATTGTCTGGAATATTAAGAGTGTGTAATCCAGTTGGAAAACTTTGTGCAATCAATGTGTCTCCACCATTGCCGTTTGTTATAGTTAAAGCACCAGCAGAGTTACCAAATACTACTATTTGTCTAACTCTCGATCTTGCAGGTCCTACCACAGCAGCGGAGTCTCCTTGATCTACATTAAAGGCTTTTACGTCAGATCTTGATCCTGCCATATTAAACTCCTATTAAGCTTCGTAACCCATTAATTCAATGAATAACTTACCAGCTGTGTAATCTGCGTCTGTTGCAGCACCAGTTGTTAGATAAAGAAACTCATCTGCTGCAGGAACACCAGTGAAATAAACTTTACTTCCTAATGTTGCATCACCTGCGTTAACTAGTAATGTTTCTGTTAAATCAGCAATAGCTCCATCTTCAACACCAGTACCTTCTGTAGCAGAGTGTATGTTGATGTCTGGATCACCACCTGCTGGTGCTTCAAAACATTCCATGCTACCTGTTAAGATTGTACCATTTCTAGCAGCAGTTATTTGACCAATGTGACAAACTAAAGCAGTTCCATTAACACCAATGATGTCAGCACCACCAGTTGATCTCAAACCAGTTAAGTCAATTAGAATTCTTGTTGTAATTATACCACCAACTCTTTGAACAGAACTTCTATAGATAGTTCCAGACCCTGTTGTGATACCAGTACCAGCTTCTACTGGCATTGTGTTCGCATCAAAAGATGAGATACCACTTGAGTTAATGCTTGATTGTGTAGTGATTGCTCCAGTTGTAGCGTTTTTACTTATTGTAGTAAAACCACCTTCTGATCGGACTGGACCCGAAAAAGTTGTATTAGCCATATCAATCTCCTTGTCTTGGCAAATGTCAGTCGCACCATGCAACTGTCAAGGTTTAGTTTATTATACACAAAAAAGGGCAGTATGTAACTGCCCTTTTATTTAAATTGTATTTAAAGCTTACGCTCCTGGTGAACCAAACACGGCACGAGGATCAGAGAAACCAAAAGAATATCTTTCTCTTGCCTTATATCTCATGTTTCCTGTCTCGAAATCTGGATCCATAGCAGTAGCCATAGCCATTCTCTCAAAATGTTTTAGACCATTTGGAGCATCTGTCTTAATGAAGAAAGCATCTGTATCAGTTAAGAAATCATTCACAACATAACCATTTGGCAACATGCCCATTGATTGATGTGCATTCACATCGTTGTCTGCTGTTCCTGGTCTCATATTAGAAGCCATCAATCTTTCTGCTACAAATTGTAACTGACGAGGTATAATTAACTTCATGCCTCTTAAAGCAATGATTAATCCACGCTCATCTGTAAAACCTGCAATATTGATTAATGCATCTTCTAAAGATGTTTCGTTAAGATCTGCTGCTGCAACATTGTCTAGAGTTCCACCATTTGTTAATGGGTGATCTGCTACACATAATGCTTTTCCGTCACCACCTGTTACAGAAGTGTCGAATGCACTATTTAGTACGCCTGCTGCTTTTACTTGCTTAGTATGTGCCATAGATCTTGCAAGTGCTCTTGTGTAACGAGAAGAGATTTTGTCATAAAGGTTATCCTCTACGGCTTCTTCTGTTATTGAGAACGCCATTGCAACTGTCTCATGGTTATACCTTGCAGTATAAGCCTCATTTGCATCGTCAAATGTTACTGCGTTACCTTCCGACTTAGTCGGTGCAGCTCCAAATCCACTCAACATTACTTCTTCTTCAAACGCTCTGTCAGATGACTCGGTGTCAAAGATTTCTGAATGTTGACCTTCATACCTATTATACTCCATACCAAAGAGGGCGTTTAAACCAGGCTCTAATTCTTTGGCGAGTTGTGCTCTTGAAATTGCCATAATTAAAACTCCTTATGATATAGCAGCATCAGCGTCACCACTAGAAGAGGCGAACACATGATTGTTGAGTTTAACGATATAAGAGATACCTGCGGCAGAGTGATCAGCATTTGTCACATCCTCATGAATACCCACAATCATTAGAGGGTTTGAAGGATCTGATGCTTCTGCTGTTGATATATCAATCATAGCACTTGAAATACCAGTTGTAGTATTTCCAGCTGTAGCAGTAGCTAATTGTGCTGTTTTGAATATATCTGCTTTTGCAGTTGCTCTATCAGTGTTTGTACCATCTGATGCAATGATAAATTTTTGCATCGGATTATCGTAGATAAAACACTTTATATCGAAGTTAGTATTGGCAGTACCCGACCCTGCCCATGTATTTTTAAAGGTTAATTTACCTGTTGACGCATCAACGTATTCACATCCAGCAAAAACACCTAGGAGTTGTTTACCATCTCCATCGGCACTTGTTATGATTGCTGCGGTCCCACCTGTCAACTCGACTTCAACTGGAGAACCTTGGAAAATCGCTGAAGCATCGCTTTTGATAAAATACTGACTAGTAGAATTGATGCCACCACCAATAACACTAATCGGCTTTAACCCAAACTTTACGTTTACATTAGCCATTTTAAGCTCCTTATTGCTTCATTATAGTTACTCGGTAGGTTTTGGTTTCCCACCGAAAGATACACGACTTTGCCTATCCGTATGGATTGGCATCGAGGGATGCTGTTCCCTCATTAGGTTTTCATCCACGGCTTTCATCTGGTTGCGGGTCTGGTCCCGATAATATTCAGTTCTTTCCTCTACCGTTTCTTCTGGTATTCGTGCAAGCATTAAACCACCTACTCCGATTACCCCTGCATTCTTACCCTCTTCAATGGTCGGATACATCTCTCCAGAATCTGGATATTCATCCGCCCTAACTGGCTCCCAACCTTCTCGCAACCTTGAGTGCATATTCGTTTTATCATCCTCACCTCTTAAATGAGTTCTGATCCAACGATGTTTGTACCCAGCTGGTGCATCAGGCATTGCCAACTTTGATGGGGGTGCCCACGGTTTTCTTCTTGCCGGGGTCTTTGCACGACTTTCATTATCTCGTGTTGTTCTTTTTTCTGCCATGTTTCTACTCCTTCACATACTTAGCATATTCTTCAAGCGGAACATTCAGACGTTTCGCAATCGCTATCTGCGAAGCAGTCA